TAAGCGATATTACTTCTCGTTCCCATTTTGTATACCTCCTATAGTATTATATATGGTTTATCCAGTGTGAGGCGTTGTTCATACTAATACGAGTTCATGTATTGCAATAACTCATGACTGTTGATTTACATAGAGCTGGATTTATACTTTAATGGTTATCCACTTTTCCACCAACCTCACTCTTTAATGATACTATTTGTAACCTATATGTCAAGCATTATTGTAAACAATATGTATCTAATTAATATTATAGTGTTTATTTATATGTAGGGATTTT